GAAGGTGGTGAAGAAGGTCAATCAGAAGCTTGGCCGTAAGGTAAAACCGGAATCTTTACAGCAGCGGCGGGTGATTCAGCGTCACCGGAATCAAGCCATTCGCGATCTGAGGCGCGCTCTGGGTAAATGATCTCGTGTGTGTGACCTTCTACCGGCTTGGGCTTAAGGACCACATCAGCGCAGATGGAATAAAACGGTGAAGTCTTGGCAAACCCATAACCCTCACGCAGTGCTTTCGCACATGCGGAAAGCCTTCCCATCTCGTAGTTCAACCGCTTGTCAGCCAATGCCTGTTCGTACAGCGCAACCTGTTTCTTGGCTGCCTGCTTACAAAGTTCGATCGGTCCACGATCCAAAGGAATGGAGAAAGTGGCTGTGATGCCAAAGTTGTTGCTGAAGTTTTGTCGATAGCCTGTCCGCATCGGCTTGTAAAACAGGACCTTGCCAGGGTTGTCTGGGATGCCATCAGGTCCGTCAAGCCCTGTTTCTGGATCGACTAGGCCAAAATTGTCGCTGTTGTCGAAGACCGGCTCTTGATAATACTGATTGCTTGGATTGCCAAAAGAATGCGTAGACGACGCAAAGGGGGAGATGTTTAGTGTCGCCGAATCACACTGAATCTGGGATCCGTAGCTGTGCTTCATGTATTGCCCAGGCGTAATCTGCACCGCCTGATTAACCACTGAGCCGCTGCTATTGCTGACGGGGGATGCAGTTGCACTGACTTGTGCTGCAGCTGGAGCGGTGTAAAGCAGGCTGAGCAGCAGAGCAGAAGCTGTCGCTCTCATTGGCTAAACGTGCTGGTGGAGTCGATGACTGTTTCGGTGATTGTCTCGCGGTCGATTATGACCTTTTCGATCAAGCCGGGCGTGTTCAAAGTTTCGACGAACTGAAACGCAGCGCCGGGAACTGATTGTTTCCAGCTAGAGCGACTGGAGAGGTTGATCTTGTTGCCGCTGATTGATGGACTAACAATGCCGCTTGTTGGCTCGACTCCCGTCCCATTCACGGTGTACTCAAAGCCACTGCGATAGGACTCCGAAACGATCGACTCTTTGACGATCGTCTTTGATTCCGTGTGACTACTGACGACCCCTTGGCTGAAATTTGGAATGACCGGCACTGCCACTGCTGGGGAAGGCAGCAGCAGCAAAATGATTAGCCGTTTCACCGGGTTGTCAGCTCACTGATGACTTGACCGATTGCACTGGTGTTTGCACCCCCAGCGGTCACAGTTACTGCACCTGCTGTGGTGATGGTGCCCGCGAGCGTTGACGCTGTGCCCGCGGCCGTGCTCGTCACATCGCCGAAGGCTGGCACCTCACCGACTGTTGGAGCGGACGTTGGGATGGTGTCACCAACGGTGTAGCTGTTGGCAAAACTGAAGGAGTTGCCGCTGGTTGCTTGTGAGGCGGTAACGGTGGTCAACGCACCAACGCCCGCAGTGTGAGCACCCAGACCACCAACAACGCCAGCAGTAGAGCCGTCAGTTGTGCTGACCCCTGAGCCGCTGATGCTGTAGCTGTTACCGACGCGGATTGCGCGAGTAGAAGCACCGCCAACCTCCAGTTGTACTGAGCTTTGAATTTTGTGGGTTAAATCAGCTTTAGCAGGCAAAGCGGCTGCCAAGGTGATGCCCAATACCAAAAGTGCCCGGGTCATTTGATGCCAGCTTTGGTGTCTTTGTTGTCAACGATAACGCTCTTCTCTTCTTTCTTCTTTTGACCGTTGCGGCCTACCGACAGGCCATAGCTGGCTGCGGTTGAGGAGAGCAGGCTCGCCGAAAAAGTTACGTCGATTGACTGTTTGAAAATGCCCAGGTAGTTGGCGGTGATCACACCCATTGCCCAGATCATGATGGTCAGGCGTACAAAATCGCCAAGCCAACCAGTGCTGTGATCTTCCTGCTCCTCGGTTTTGGTCTGCTGAGTTTCTGCCATAGCGCAACAGAGCTACGCTTAAAGGGTAACTAGGCCAGGCCAATGCTTCTAATCCTCAAGCCTGTGTTGATGACCGCGTGGAAATCACGGGCGTTCAAGGAATTGATTGTGGCGATGTTGGAGAAGATTGTTGCCAGAACTGACAACGACCTAGATGACCTCGCGATCAAGCATGTGCGTGAGCTGTTGCTGCCTGACACCAGAGTTGACCACTAGACCGTGTCCGGCATCATCCAAGTGACCCTGCTGGTTATCGCCATGGGCCTCGCGTTGCTGCCGTTTTTTGAGTGGTATAAGCCAGACGTGCCGCATCGCATGGCTGCCATCAAGCAGCTGGAGGAAGCGATGCCTGATGAATTGTTGTCGGAAGATGCTGAGTGGTTTCAGGCTTGGAAGGCCAGCGGCATCGACCAGGAGGTGTACTTGCCTCGCTATTTCCGACAACTAGATCTTCCCGGCGGTGAACGTAAGTGCTTCACCTCGTCTGGGGCGATGGCGGCGGCTTATTTCAAAAAGATCGCCACGCAAGAGGAGTACGAACGGATTAGGGAGCGATACGGGGACACCACCTCTGTTTACGCTCACGTCAAAGCACTGACGAGCCTGGGCCTGCAGGTTCGCTTTGTCGACAATGCTGATGCAGAAGACGTAATGGAGGCTATCGACGCGGGCGTCATAGTGATGGCTGGTTGGTATCACCAAGGTGACATGCTGCGCGGGGAGCCGCCGATGTGCGGCTCTGAGACTTGCGGCCACTGGTCGATCCTGCACGGATACTCGGGTCGATATAGCTCAGATCCAAGTTTTCTTATGTCAGACCCGGCTGGGCTCCCGGACATTGAACGTGGTGGCCACAACCCTGCACTGTCTGGTTATCGCGTCAGCGTGCGGCAAGCTGCATTTCATCAACGTTGGCAAGTCAATGGCCCTAGGAGCGGCTGGGCCATTTTTGTCGAGGCACAATAGGTTGCACTTAAAAGCAGCGAATGTCGGTTCTGTGTGACTGGGAGATCAAGGCTCGGTGTCAAAAAAGCCAGATGGTCGTCCCGTTTGACGCAGAGTTGCTGAACCCAGCCAGCCTGGACTTGCGACTGGGTCTGTATCTGATGGTTGAAAACATCTGTGACCCTGAGCTGATCCGCGTTGACATTTCAGGCAGAACAGAGGATGACCCGTTCATGCTGCAGCCGGGTGAGTTTTGCTTGGCTGAAACACTTGAGCTGTTTAACGTCCCCGACGACATCAGCTGCCAATTTGTACTCAAGTCAAGCCGTGCAAGATCTGGTCTTAATCACCTGCTTGCTGGCTGGTGCGACCCAGGCTGGCACGGATCGCGGCTGACTCTTGAGCTGAAAAACGAGCGGATGCATCACCCGCTGCCTTTGTATCCAGGCCTGAAGATTGGTCAGATGGTGTTTCACAGAATGACCCCACCGCTGCGCAGCTATCGCGAGACAGGCCATTACAACAACCACTTGACAGTCATGCCTTCTGTGGCATGACTTGATAAGAATCTTCAAGGCTATGGGCTGGGCTGACTGGATGGTCATTCACCAAAGCCTTGAAGAGGAGCTGGAGGTTGAACGCAGCGTTAGGGAAGTCAACAACTGCAACGACGAAGAGGCATTAAAGATGCTCTGCTCAGCATTAGTCCGTCAGTCATGGCACCAACAGAAGCTCTTGGCGCAAGCCTGCACCCGGATAGGTGAGCTTGACGCCAAGCTGGCTTGCTGGGATTAGCCCTGCTTTCCAGTCAGCCTTGACCTGTAGAGCCTGACGGCACTTTCGTAATGCCAGCGTGCGCGCCAATCCTCGCGGAACCTGCGAACCATACCCGCAGAGCAAACCTCCCAAAGCAAGATCCCGTTTTCGTTGACCTGCTTGATGGTTGGCCTCATAAAAAAGGAGCGCGGGGGCGCTCCTGATCTCTCGTTCGTCATAAGCCTAAAAGTCGAAGGCATTATTGTCAGCTGCTGGCTTGCTCTGAGCCGCTGGCTTGTCTTGAGGGACGTAGGGCGCAGACAGCTTGCCGGACAGGAAGGGATCGCCTTGGTTTGGTCCTTTTTTGATCTCGCGATTCCAACCAGCAAGGCGGATCTTGACCACCTCTTTGTCTTGCCAATCAAGCACGCGCTCAGCGTTTTGCAGGTAAGCGATCAAAGCGTTGACTTCCTCAGCCGGAACCTCAATGTTTCCGGTCACGTCAGGGCTCTTGTCGCTTTTCTTGTTCTCTTCTTTGACAGTGAACTGAACGAAGTTGATGCTGAAGTCAGACATGGTTTAGTTGAAGAATTTGGAGATGATGATTTTGAGAGCTTGATTTTGGTTGTAGCTGCGCGACTTCATGAAGTGACGCAACTTGCCAGCCAACTGGTCATCGAGCCGCACATTGAATTTGTTGTTGCGACGTGCTGAGTCGGCCCTAGCTTGCCATTCACGTTTCTTGTCCTCGTCAGGCATTTGCCTTTAACCAGTTTTGAATCCAGGTTTGATGCTTGCGCCTGCTGATTGTGGTTCGTGATGGTTTCTTGTCGCCTAACTTGAAGGCAACACAGAACGACGTAGCCAGTTTCTCTTTTTTGCCATCGCTCAGTTTCTTCATCTCGGTAATTACAGCATCTAGCTCATGCGTCTCAAGCTTCATTTCCTCAGGAGGAATCCCTGGAATGGCTTTGGTTTGTTGATGCTCAACCTTTGCTGCAGGCTTTGCATCTGCATCTAAGTCTCCATCGTTGTCGATGATCCCGACGCACAAACCCAAAACAGACAACAGCCCGTAACGTCTGGAATAAGTCATCGCTTTCCCCCATTCCTGGGTTGCGTTGGCCCCTTTGTTGACTGGCAGCGGTGTGACAGCAGAGAGATATTCTCCGCTGGTGTGCATTAAAGTGGTTCTGAGGCCAGGCTGCCCATTGATGTCTTCTGGCAGTTGTGACACCACAAGACCGTTTGATCTCAAGGCCGGGCCAATGTTTGAGAGCACGCCTGGCAAATTGGCGTAACCGCCAAAATGACCAGAATCGTTGTCGTGAATCGTGGGCACCGCCTCGTGAAAATTGATCAGCGCAGCTGCCAAATTAGTTAAGGGCTGTGACGGTGATGATGGCACCGAGGAAGTCATCTGTTGCGTACCTTTTGCTTGCGTGGATAGAGACGATTTGCGCATCATTCAGGAGTAAAACCTGAGCGACTGCCTCGCCAAGGCTGTCCCCAACCGATCGCGTCAATTTATCGAGATCGGGGGTTTTAGTGTGATGTTCAGGCGCAGAAGCTTTGAGCTTACCGGCGTTGCCGCCAGTGCCAAAGTGCGAGCGCGGACGAGGGAAAACAAACTCACAACGCAGTGATACCGGAGCGGATCTGTTCCAATCGTCTGGCCTTGCACGATGTGCTGCAGATGCAACATCAGAGCGCCAACTTCCGAGGGCTTCTCGGTTGTTGGCAATGACTCGACTGCCGTAGGCTTTCACGGAGCCCTGGGGCACAGGTGTGCCAAGGACGCGAAAAGTGAAACTACTTGGCATCTTGTTTTTTCAAGGCGTTGTAGAAAGCTCTTTCTAGTGCAGTAAGGCGTGGGTTTTTCTGATTGAGTGCTGCTTTGGCCCTGGCCTTGGCAGCCTTGAGGGTGTCCTCAGGCTTGGTGTTCCAGTAAATCCCACGGCCCATCAGCTAACTTCAAAAATTTGCTGAGCTTTCATGAAGCAGGATGTAAATCCCTTTGCTATTTTTTCAAGGGATTTAAGCTCATAAATGTGCCTTGCGACAGCCGGGTCATCAATGGGCAAGTTGCTGTTTTTGACCAGTGCGTGGATTGCTCGCATCCGATCAAACGTCATTTCCGCTGTGTTGAAGACTTCTTCCTCAACATTTTCTATCTCTGTTTCCCAAAGCTTGAAAAAATCATCATCAGCCGGATGTCGCTGTTTAGTCATTTAAGGGCCTCACACGCTGGCTGCCAGCCTTGCTCGCAGTGTGCTCTTTGCTGAGAATCCAAGGTCTGGGTCAAGCTGATCCAGAAGGCACCGCCGAGAAGAGCGCAGAAGATTGCGACGATAATGCCGTTGGTTTTGGGGCTGCGGTGTTCCGGGTCATAGAAGCCGGGACTGCGGTTGGGTGATTTGTAGTCAGACATGAGCGAACGAGAGAAAGGGCTCATGCGCAGCAGTATGCCGTGCCTGGTATGCCATGTCAACGT